CTCCTAATGTAGCAGCTTGTGCGCCACCATCTTTAGAAAAGAATATTCTGTACTGTGTCTTGTCAGGTATTACTAATGATGTAAAGTTTGTTGAGTCACTAATGTTTTCTCTAAATATAGACTGTACATTAGAACTAATTGTACCTAACTCAACATCACCAATTCTAGCAGTACCAGCAATAGTACGTAATCCGTCTGGTCCTAAGAATATTAAGTCACCAGCAAACTCTTGTATTGTATCTCCATTTACACAACCAATGTTACGAGTAACTGGAGCCACTTGAAAATCTGCAGAACTTGATCCTGCAAGTCTATAAATTGATTCTCTGCAGAATATAATAAGGTTATCACGAAAAGGCTTTAAGCTAATTACGTCACTTCCAAAAGCTATTTCTCCTGCGCCAGAAGCTGCAGAAAAATCATTTTCATCGTACGGCGCACAAAACTTAACGGTATGAGGAGAATTAGACATCCCTCCAAAAAATAAATGCCCTTTAAATTCCTGTACTACATCTGGTGCGGTAGGTTTGGTTCCTCCGTTTGCTGCATTGATAGCTGTAAGACTGCTTCCATCAAAAAAAGCAGCGTCATTTACACCGTCTGCCATTGCAAGATTTTCAGTACCGTCCCAATCGTACGTTGAAAAGTCGTACCGTCCTGCACTTGTACGCCCTGTAGTTAACGAGGTCCACGTACTTCCTGTACCATGCATTACATTAGCAGCACGACAGGCAACTATCTTATTGTTACCGTAAAATGCTAAACCCAGTATACCACCTGTACCTGTAACCTGAGTATCCGAAAATTTAGTGAACCCTTTTATCTTAGCGTACCCACCACCAATATCAGGCTCGTAGTTAATAAGTGATTTAGCTTCTCCTGGCTGCATAACAAACACACTCTTATCGAGAACAAGACCTCCATCAACATTTACAGGAAAGGCTTGTGTGTCTGCCACTATACGGCTCTCATGTAATTTTTCTGATTGATAAGTTCTATTCGCATACGTTTAATACCGTTTTCATAATCTCGTTGTGCAAACTGTGCAGCGTTATCGTTGCCTCTCAGAGTATGTGCAAAGTACCTTGTCCTTGCTGTAATTACATCGTGAAACCGCGCTGGAATATTAGGAATATCTGTAAATACAGAGAGATCTTCTGAAGTTACCCAGTAGTCAAATTCAAGATCGTACGAGTCATTGTTTGGAGTAGGGCTTATACCAAAGGACTCTTGAAAATTAGGTTTGTATACCCTTTCAGGAGTTCCAAAACCAGAGTCAGGATCTACCAAAGCTCTATGTGCTTTTTCACGTTCAGACGAAGAAGTAGAGCTTCCTGAATGATATTCATCGTACGATACAAACCGTAGTTGTTTAGGGTCAAGGTCTTCTTGAAATACCTCAATAAAGTCTACGTCTAGATTAGCAGAAGCTTCGTTGCTCAGCGAAATATAAGTTTGTTGGTTACTAGCAGTGAACGTTGTAGTTTTGATAGCTCCTCTACCTACGTCACTTATTGTAAAGTCTTCTGATAGATCTGAGTCTTTGTCTGAAGACGTTCCTGCAAATACACGTAGAGTAGATGAAGAATCACCAGCGGTTCCAGAAGCAAATCTCACTGTAAGTCTATATTTTTCACCTTCAACTGTGGGTATTAGTTGATCAGAAGTTCCATCGTTTAATCTAAGTACACCAGCAGCGTATGTAATATTTCCAGAGGAAGCGTTGCTTAGTGCAGGAGTTCCAGTAGTAGCTGTTCCTGCAGGATTAGATGTACGTCTTGTCCAATGGTTAGTAAGGGTAAAAGACTCATCAAAATTACCTCTTATAATTAAGTTACGAGGAACCAGAAAAAAACTGTCGAAGTCTACGTCCGTAGTTTCAAGGATACTTCCAGATGTTGCTGTAATTGTAGAGGTAGCACCCGTCAAAGTTTCTGAAGATTGGAATGTACCATCAACAACCTCTATTGTCAAGAAACTTTCTTTTATTTTTCGTATTACTCCAATAGCAGAAGAAGTACCCCCTGTTATTCTTTCGTTGATTACAAAAGCACCTGACACTGAAGTAACTGCTACCTTTATAGGAAATCTGTACTCTTTTTTACCGCCGAAAAGACTGTACCGTGCTGTATCATAATTGTACGGCCATTGAGTATGTTCATTATTAATATTACGAATAGCTTTATTGAGATCTTCTTTTACCGTTGTCTGTATACCTCTGGTTCCTGAAAGACCTGCTGCAGTTTCTGCAATGGTAGTTTCATTCAGGTCGTATAAAACAGCATTAATAAGCTCTACGTAATTCATATCTTACCTACTTATTTTTAGGAAAGGGGAAAGGGGAAAACCCCCCTTCCCAAATCCAAGTGTACTAACCTGAAGCAGAACCGTCGTGGACCTGCTTTTCTGTTTTACCAGAAATGTCAGCAACAATTGCGTAAACACGCATAACACCAACTGTAGGAGTACCAATGAGTTTAACGTCAATGGTATCTGTAGCTGTATTACGGTTTGCAAAAGTAGTAACCGCAGTGTAATCTACGTGACCATTAGACCCTGCAGCACAATAACCAGTAGAGGTAACATCAGCACCATCTACAAAATCATCACCTTCAGCAAAGTCAATATCAACGGTAGTACCAGAAGTAAAAGCTGTCAGAACCTCTGCACCTACATGAATAATATAACATTCAGCAGGAATATCGAGAACCTGAAAGAAATCTCCACTTGAAACAGAAGAGATAGTCCCATCAGCAATTAACTTAGCCACATCAAAGGTTTTCTCAATGACATGAACACTACGAAGTCGGGAGGGCATGAATTCACCAGTACCCTGCCCACCTGTTAGATCAACAGTAGCCATGATAAACCCTCCTTATGCGTAATCTAATATAGCTAAGACCAGACCTTCAGGACGAAGGACTTTTCTGCCAAAGACATGAAGACCACGCACGATGTCAGCAAAGCTGTCAGGATCGCGCACTACTTCTGTCTTAGCGATAGCGGAAGCAGTAGCAACTGCAGACATATGACCAGCAAGAAGAACGTTCTCACCAGTACCTACGCCTGAAAGTGATACTAAATCGTCATCCGTGATATCGGCAGACTGCATCAAAGCATTAGATTTATACATGTTAAAGCCCATAACCTTCTGGTTAGTGACTAGTCCATTTCGCAACGGAGAAGTAGCATCCCCCGTAACCTGGACTTCCATTATTTTAGAACCAGCCGTATACAGATTCTGGTAAGTACGTGGTGGTGCTACAAACCAACGTCCCTCTTCAGGCACGTCTTGCTCATCGAGCTTACGTGCTATAAGAGCTAGCAAGTTTACAACTTCATCACCAGCGTCTGAACCAGCAGCGGTAACGGGAGTTCCTGTTGTTCCAAGGTTACTATCAGTTTCAACTGAACCTGATGCACCCTTGATACCAGCAGAGTCGATCATTTCTTGAAGGACATTTTTATCGAAATTACGCTTCAAAGCAAACGCTCCTGAAGATGTAGATAGAGCCTCAAAATTAACATGAGACTGTCTCTCTTCAATATCGTCTACCTTAAAAGCGAAGGCATTAGCCTTATCTACGGTCAATTGGATTTCGTCATCTGCGATGTCCTGCGGAGTAACCACAGCACCACGAGCGTACGAACTTACAGTGATAGAAGGTTCTTTAATAATACGAACCGTATCACCGTAATTCTCAATTTCCCCTGCGTAGTCAGTATTAGTAATATCTTCAACAACACTGGCTCGTCGGAAAAATTTAAGAACCTTTTGACTATAGATTTCAGCCTGAAAATTGCCATTTGGTAGATTGCTGTAACCAGCAGCAGTCGCAACAGCCATTGTTTAGACCTCCATTTAGCCGTTTGAGATGCGCCCTTCAACACGAGCCAAATCAATTTCTGACTCGTATTTTTCGTATTCACTTGGTTTGAGCGCACGTATTTCAGAAGCTAACCACGTTTTTTTATTAGCATTGGCATTAGTAGCTACTGTTTTAGTTCTGGTTGTAGTAACTGCTTCTGCCGCTGCAGATTTTCTAGGTCGTGCTTCCTTTTTGTTAAGGCCTCTATCAGCCTTGTACAGATCTATGACGCGAGAAGCCCACGCAACATCGGTATTATTTTTAGCGATTCCATCCGAAATACTAGGTGGCTGCTGGTCTAACCATGTTCTGAAGTCTTCTGATTTTTTAACTTCAGCAAAGTCTGAGTGCAGTGCTAGTAATTCCTGATAAGCACTTTTTACCTGAAGTTGTTCTTCACGCTTTGTCAGTCTTTCGATTTCAGCGTAAAGCTTTTCAGTTTTTTTAGTGCTTATTGCATCAACTACATTATAAACATCAGGATAAGTTTCCTTGAAATGCTCTAAATCTTCATTACTAGGTTCTGCTTCCTGATTTTCTACAGGTTGTTCCGCTTGTAAGGTCAAGTCTTGTTTTTCCTGTTTCCATTCATTTAGCTTACTGTCGTAATGCTTCTTTAAGTCATCGTACCGTTTTTTGTAGTCGTGTTCAGTTTGTTTGGAACCACCAAGAGAAATAGTTTCCTCGTCTGCTTCTTCTGTGGCTTCTTGTTCAAGGGTGGCTTCTTCAGGTGCGTTCTCTTCAGTTTCTTCAGCAAAAACTTCTTCTTTGTACGCTCCTTTGTAAGGGCCTTTAGTGTCTTCCGTACTCATTTTTCCTCCATTCGGGGCCTGATTTCAGGGTAGCCGTGGTCGGGTTGGGTGCAGGGCCAACTAAGTTGGGTAGCTGCAGATGTCTACAAGGAAAAGTCCCTGTAGAAATTACGCTGCACGAACAGGTATCTCTTGTTTTTTAAAACCTTCTTGTGAAGGTTGTTGTTCTTCCTGTTCGGCTAATTTCTCTTCTGTTTTTTGTGCGGCAGCAGCATTCATTTTTTCAAGAACGTCAAGTCCAATGTATTTTACAAGA